GAGACCGAGCAGGACAAGGCCGGCCTCAAGCTCATGGAGAAGGCCGACAAGGCCGTCAGCGACAAGGTCCGCACACTCATCAAGGAAGGCAAGCCGCAGGACCAGGCGGTTGCCATTGCGCTCGACATGAAGCGCCGAGGAGAACTCTGATGCCCGTCATCAACACCACGCAGGACAACTACGGCAAGCTTGAGATCGGCAGCCTGTCCAACACGACCTATACGGCCGTGGCTCCGACCACGACTTCTCCGACCACGAACGTCATCTTTCAGGACAACGCGGTCGATGCCCCGAATCTCATTCACATCACCCCGTACACCTCGCAGTCAAGCGGTGCGCCCGGTTTCCGCGTGGTCGGCTGGCGGCGTTACTATCAGACCGCGACCCCGAACTTCCTGTACGTCCCGACGGTGCTTGCCGACTTTAGCCCGACCTTTACCACGGGTACGGTCCCGTCCGGGACGATTGATGGCACTTCGCGGAACTTTTTCAGCGGTGTCTCGCAGAATGTTGGACAACCCGCCGCGTTGACGTTCTCGCCTACTGCTCTCTCCGCATCGTCCACGGAACTTGCGTCCGTGGTTGTGGATGCCATCGGTTGCCAGCTTGTCACCGTTGACTTCAAGGTGTCATCGGGCAGCGGCGTGACGATGGGCGTGCTGTGGGCGATCCTCTGACCGAAAGGACAACCGATGCGAGCGATAAGGACAAGGCCGCTCTATAACGTCGCAGACACGATTCAGCCCGCAACGGCGACATATGGAAGTCTTGCGCCTTCGCAGTTCTTTGCAGACCTTGCATCGGGCGCGAATTCCCTGGACATCATTGTTGTTGGAGACAGCAATACGATGTCGGCAACGGCTGGATCCTATGGATATAACAACGGATTCAGTCAAGCGATGCAAAACAAGGGATGGGCGTGCTATGGAACTTCGGTATATCCAACCATGACGGGATGGACCGGAGCCGGCGCGGCGTATTCCCTTGGCGGTTGGCAGAGCAGCTGCTACCTGGCTAATCCAACCGGAAACCTCGCTAGCGGAAATACGTCCGGTGGAGGGACGGCGTATTCCGTGTGGACTCCTGGATCGAATTGGGTGCGCTACGGCTCATACACAGCCTCCCCTCCCGCAAAGGACGATTGGGCGTACATCGCTTCCGGGACGTACTCGGACAACTACAACGCGGTCGAACTGTTTGCAGCGCATCCGCTGAACTCCAATTTGCTCGAGCTGTTTCACCGCGTGGTTTATGGCACGTTCACCTTCGGTACTGGTTCCTTCCGTGGGCGAACCCGTTCATTTGCCGCTGGAACGATTTATGCGACCGGGCCGTCGCAATCGACGCTTGGCAGTTCGTATTCCGTGAATGCGTACGAGTATTCGTTCACGCCGCAGGGCGTGTATCTCAATTCATCATGGAGCGGGCCGACCGCTACAGGTCCGTGCGCCATCCTGTCTCATAGCATCTACTGCAAGCGAAAGGGATGGGCTGTCACTAGCCACGGCTACATCTCGGGCGGCGACAGCACCACGATTGCCAGCGTGATCACGGGGATTGGCAATACACCGCTTCAGAATCAGCTTCGGGAAATCCGCACCAGGCAGATTGCTGCTGGCGGAACGGGACGGGTGTTGATTGTGGCGCATTCCGGGATCAACGGCGCTGATACCGCCACGACATGGACCACGGCTCATCGGAACATTTGGACAACGTACAAGGCAGCGTGGGCAGCTCTTGGGTATCCGATGGCAGATTTGGCAATCGTTTCGTTTGTTGGTGCGCCGCGAAATTCCGCCGACACAAGCAACAGCGGAAGCGCTGGAAACCTGATTGCGGTTCGTGCTGCTGCAAATCTCATGGCACAGCAAAATCCGGACATGACGGTCGTGGACATCAAGTCTCTCATGCCGTATGACGCTCTCACCTATGGAATTGGCGTGAGCAGCAAGACGTACTATCAGAACAACACCACGAGCGATGTGCATTTGTCCGATCCAAGCGGATCGAACAGCAACGGGTACGAAGTGATGTCATCCACAATCATCAACGCCCTGTGGGTAACTGCGTGAGCGACATTGACTTGAAGCCTACGGAGGAGATGGCCGCCAACGCCGAGCGTGGGCTGACGCTGCGCGAGAAGCACGGCCGTGGCGGCACGGAGGTTGGCGTGGCGCGGGCGCGGGACATCAAGAACCGCAAGAACCTGTCCCCGGACACGGTGCGCCGGATGCACTCCTACTTTGCCCGCCACGAGGTGGACAAGAAGGGCGAGGGCTGGGGCAATGATTCTGCCGGGTATATCGCGTGGCTTCTGTGGGGCGGCGATGCTGGCAAGGCGTGGGCCGACCGCAAGAGCAAGGAACTTGACCGCAAGGAGGACAAGACCGTGAATAGCAAGGCATCGCACAGCGTGAAGGATGACGGCGAGAAGATCAAGATTGAGCGCGTGGAGCTGTTTATGGCGTTCGACCCCGCCATCGACGATGGCGATTCCGACCCGGAGCTGAAGCGGTTCAACAACGAGCGCCTGAAGTCCATCGTCCGCGCCACCCGCGCCCACATGGCGCGTGGCTCCTTCCCCCAGGTCGTGGTCATGCACGAGAAGAACGGGGACGAGCCGAAGAGCGCCGTTGGCAGAATTCCTTCGATCAATTACGAAGAACGCAATGGCATCGGTTACATTGTGGGAGACATGGAGGTGAACAAGCCCATCTTCGACAGCCTCATTGCAACCAACGCATTCCCGCGTCGGTCGGCAGAGATTTGGGCTGAATCGAACCACCTGTCGGAAGTGGCCCTGCTGGGCCGCGAGACCCCGCGCCGGCCGTTGCCCGATACCCACTTCGCCCGCGAGGGGAAGAAGATCACTTGTTCCAAGTCAAACTTCGACCTCGCCGGGGTCGGAGGCGGACTCAACACCTTTGTCCCGGCGACCACCAAGGAGGAAGCCTCAATGGCATCCAACGATTACCGCGAAGAGCTTGAGGCGATGAAGTGCGCCATCGGCGAACTCGCTGACATGATGAAGAAGAAGTTCGGTGAGGACGAGTCCGAGGACGAGAAGGACGAGATGTCCGCCGAGACCATGGAAGACATGGAATTCCAGGCCAATGAAGGCGACGAAGGCGTTCACATCGACATCGGCAGCCATGACGTTGAGGCTCCCGAGGAAGAGGAAGAAGAAGAGGCCATGCCCGTGGTCGCTGCCCGTTCGACCTACTCGCTGCGTTCGGAGAACGCCCGCCTGAAGTCCCGCATGGAGCGCCTTGAGGCCGAGATTCGCCGCGAGAAGTTCTCCCGCGAGATCGACATTCTCGAGCAGGATGGCTACCGCATCCCCGAGTCGCAGCGCGACAATCTGATGACCCAGCTCCAGGCCAGCCGCGATCCGGTTGCCCTGCTTGAGTCGTGGCGCTCCCTGTTCTCCCGTGATCCCATCGGTGCGAAGATTGACATGAGCCGTGCGGCCATGCCGAAGACCGTCAGCGGTGGCGACATCTCCTCGTTGGTCAAGGAATTCGCCGGCAAGCCGGAAGAGTTCGCCAAGGCCATCAACTCCCGCATCAAGCGTTAATCGCAGAAGGACACTACAGAAATGCTTCAGTTCTCCCCCAATCTCGTTGCAGGCGGCGACATCAACCCCTACGCCATCGTGAAGATGTCCACCACGGCATTCACGGGCCTTGCTTCCACCGCTGCTGCTGACTACGTTGTCGGCGTTGCTGACGGTTCGACCAAGCGTTTCGACTCCGCGCTCCACGCGGCTTCGGGCGACCCGATCAGCCTCCAGCCGTCCAACTGCGTGCAGCTCAAGTGCGGCGGAAGCGCCGTTACCGCTGGCCTCGGCCTCATTGCTTCGACCGCAGGCGTGGCGATCACCGCTGCTGGCTCGGGCAATGTTCCGCTCTTCGTTGCTCTTGAAGATGCTGCGGCCAGCACCATCTTTTGGGCTTACCGTCTCCCCGCCACCAAGGCGCTCTGATTCCCTGACCTTAAGGAGGTCTTACCATGAGTTATGTGACCGTCGGTGGCGGACTGAATACGTTCGTCCCCTCCACCAACGCCCTCGCAACGGGCGCTCTCCAGGTTGAATTCACCCGTGCGGTGAACACCTTCCCCATCACGAAGTACGCGCAGATCGTTCCCACCCAGCAGATGACGGGCTACTACCTCCGTCTTGACTCGGACGACAACGTCCGCGTGACTGATGTGAACGAGTTCGCTTGGCCCCTGGGCAACGACCGTCCGGTCGGCAAGATGAACCAGCACGACTTCGTGTCGTTCACCGCTGCCCGCTACGCCTACCCGTTCTACATCCCGAACGAGACCGTGAAGCAGGCCGCGTGGGACGTTGTTGCCCAGCACGCTCGTGCGAAGGCGCAGCTCGCCATGACGGCTCGCTCCATGCGTACCGCGACCGCCCTCACGGGCAGCGCGGCGGTTACGGCGTTTACGGCCGCGGGCAACTACTACGCGACCGGAAATGCGATCTCGGGCGGTGCATGGACCACCTCCAGCACCAACGTGATTCAGAAGGGCATTCAGACGGCTCTCCAGCGCATCTCGCTCGCCACGGGCGGCGCGGTGCGTGGTGAGACCGACATCATGCTCGTTATCTCGCCCACGGTTGCCAATCTGCTCTCGCAGACCACCGAAGTTCGTGACTACGTCAAGAACTACCCGGCCGCTCTGCCCTTCCTCCAGGGTAATGACACGTTCGCCAAGTACGGCCTCCCGCCGAACCTGTTCGGCGTGCAGGTCGTGGTCGATGACAGCGTGAAGGTCACCACCCGCAAGGGTGCTGCCAGCACCACCCGCTCCTTCGTCTACGGCAACTCGGCCGTGTTCGTGAGCCGTCCGGGTGGCCTGGTTGGCGTGGAAGGCTCCACCTCGTTCTCCACCTGTCAGATCTTCGCCTTCGAAGACATGACGGTTGAGAACTGGGACGATCCGCGTGATCGTCGCATTGAAGGCCGCGTGATCGACAACAGCACCTCGGAACTGGTTGCCCCGGTGTCGGGCGTGCTGGTTGCTGATGTCACGAGCTGATGTTTGCTAGCCACAGTCATGGGGGGGCAGGAGTTTCGATTCCTGCCCCCCCGTGTTCGCATAAGGGGACACCATGCCACAGTACGCCGGCTATGCGGAACTTGAGTCATCGCTTGATGCCAACATCATCGCGCAGCTCTCAAGCGATACGGGCAGCAACAACCCCGGCGCGAACTGCCTCGTGGACACCATCCTGCAACGCGCCAGCAGCGTGGTGCAGGCGTATGCACGCGTGGGGAACATCTACACGGACACCGACCTGAACACGCTGGCGGCCGCCAATGATGGCCTCCTCGTGATGCTGACGGTGGACTTGGCGACCGAGATGCTGTTCCAGCGCCGCGCCATGAAGATCACCCCGGCCGTGGAGGCGCGGGTGACCCAGGCCCGTGCCATGCTTGAGGCGCTGCGGGACGGCAAGATGATCTTCGGAGCGGTTGCCAAGGCCGCCGATGCCGGCGTGTGTGAGGTGGCCGTTGTGCCGATCAACAACCTCGCCTGGTACAACAACGTGAGCAGCAGCGCGTTCTTCCGTCCTCGCGCCCCGAACATCTACCGGGGCGGCTAATGGCTTCCGATTGGGGCAAGCGCGTTGCCAAGGCGCTGCGCGACCCCGCGGTGGTCAACGGAATTGCCACCCTCGTAGGCCGCTACGCGAAGCAGCACATTGCAACGAGCCGCGGTCGGGACGAGAGCGGCGGGGAAACGGCGTTGCAGCCCTTGGCGGCCGTGAAGGGCGAATACTGGACCACGAGCAAGCCGAAGGACTCCGCGGCCATCAAGGCCACGCGAACGGTGGTCGTGGTGCGGCAGCGCAAGATGAAGAACGGCAAGACCGTGGCGAAGCCCACTTCGGTCACGGAATACCTCGTGACGGGCGAGTCCTACCGCGCTGGCGGGAAGCCTCTGCGCGACACCGGGCAGATGATGCGAGAGATGAACGCCAAGGGGCAGACGGGCGGCAACGGCATTTCGATCATCCTGTACGGCCCGCTGCACGCGATCTTCCACGAACTTGGGTTTGAGACTAGCGGTCCGAACTACATCCCGCTGACGCGCAAGGGCAAGCGGTCGCACGCCACGGGCAACAACCCCACCAAGGAGGGCTTGGTGCGCGGCAAGGACTTCGTGATGGCTTGGCAGGGCGTGACCGTCCCCAAGCGACCGTTTATGATTCCGACCAACGATGAATGGGGAGAGATCGGAAAGTCGATTAGACTAGGCCTCGCCCGAATCCTGAAAGGAAGAAGCTGATGGCTACCGCAATTTTCGTCGCAGGACCAACCAAGATCCAGGTGAACCTCGGAGCTGGCTACGTTGACCTCGGACTGACCGACAACGACAGCCTCCCGCAGATCACCTACACCGACAACGTCCACGAGATCAAGACCGTGGCCTCGGGCGCTGTGCCGGAGGAAATGGTGCTTCAGAACACCACGGCGGTCATCTCCTGCACCCTGGTCAAGTGGGACGCGGCCAACCTGACGGCCTTGGCCGTGCGGGAGCGCGGCGCGGAATACACCACTACGGTAGGCCGTCTGCTCATCAACGGCAACGGCACGTTTGGGGTGAAGATCCTTCCGCTGACGGCTGGCAAGACCTCATACACGTTCGCAACGTGCATGATCATGGGCGATGCCATCAACCACAGCAACTTCGGCAACGTGGAGCAGCGTCTTGGGCTGACCTTCAAGGCCATCCCGACCCCGTCCACTAACGTCCTCGCTACCTCGTCCTCCACATGATCGACCTGAACGAAGAAAACGACCCGATGCTGTTCCGCGTCACCATTCCCACGGGCGCGCTCGTGATCCAATGGAACGAGCTGGTGGCCTCCGTGCAGAAGCGCAGCATTGCCGGCGGCGAACAGCCGACCGTGGCCGACATCGCCAACGCGATCCGGGCCGTGGCACGCACCCCCGAGGTGGCCCAGCAGGCCGCCGACGAGGTGCTGTTCGCGGTCTTTGCCCGGTTGGGCAAGGCGGTACAGAACGCGGGAAACTGACACGGGAGGCCGCCGTGTTCTTGGCGACCTATGGGCGGCCTCCCACCGACTTTGACCCGGAGACTGCTATGGGCCTCGCGCAGAACATTCCCATGATTGAGGCGCGGCAGAGCATCGTTCAGGCACGGGCCATCGCTATGGCGTTGGGATCGGCAGAGGTGGCGCAGCAGACGGTGGCGCTGGCTACCGGGGATGCCGACCTCGCCTTCCGTATCCGCATGAACCTTGAGCATCAGAAGGCGGTGGGCTGATGGCTACGCAGAACGCAGCGGTGTGGAATGCGCTCCTGACCGAGATTGCCAACTGGATGGTGACCGAGGGCTACGGCAGCGCCGTGTACCTGTCGGAGCGGCCGAGTGATGAGACCATCGCGCAGTACGCGATACAGATCATTCCAGGCGGCGACACCGCGCTGCATTGGCGGTCGGGCGTTGGCTTGCAGGAGGCCAAGATCGACATCGTGGTGTGGTGGCGCGGCCTCCTTGACCCGGTCAACCGGGCCACGGAGCGCATCTCCGGTTCCAATGGCATCGAGCAATTCATCGACGGGCTGCGGGTGCTGCTCAATCAGAACGACCTCAACGGCATTCTCACCATCGCGCTGACCTGGCGCAACGGCGGTCAGGTTGAGCCAGCAGAGGACTTGGTTGGTTGGATGCGCGGCACAGAGACCTTCGTGTGTGCCTTTGAGAACGGACTGTAACCATGCAAGACCTTGGACGCATCGTCATCGACATCAACGAGCAGGGCAGCGCCAAGGCTGAAGGCATCAGCGGCGTTGGTCATATGGCTAGCAGCGAAGGCGGTGGAGCAGCAGCGGCAAGCGAAGAAATCGGCGCGCTTGCATCGGCGGCAGGGCTTGCGTCTACGGCGTTCACGGCGGTGGCTGGTGTGTTCACCGTGCTGACAAAGGTGGTAGGGGAAGTCGGCAAGGCGCTTCTCGCCTTGAATCGCTTTGTTCTTGAGGTAGCAGGCGATCTGCGCGACTATAGCCCAGGCATCCAGCTCGCGGAAGCACAAAACAGAATGGCGATGGTGTTCACCAAGTTCCGCATGGGGATGCAATACGGCGGGGCCATCGGCGCACAGATGCTTGAGGTGGGCCGCATTGAGCGTGCGTTCGTGGAAATCCGATCTGCGTTCGCTGGTATAGGCGCAATCTTCCTTCGCCCAATCACGAAGTACGTTGCCGATGTTCTTGACAACCTGAAAGAGTATTTGCCGAAAATCACCGAAGCGATGGCAAAGGCAGCGGAGGCCGTTGCGGTGATGGTTCAGCTTTCCTCTTACGGCGGTACATCAAGTTCCCTTGCTCGTTTGGCTGTTGGATACAAGTATGGAGAGCAGGGGAAAGAGCTCTTTGATTTTATGAATCCTGCGGGCGGAATTGTTGCCACGTTCAGGGAGATGGCACGCGATCTCCGCGCCCTGAACCGCAAGACCCCGGACCCCAAGATTGACTACGGCGCGATGAATGAACCGTTCTTGGCGGATCTGCGACTCATGGGAATGAAGGGCTTCTGATGTCTACCAACGGCAATACATGGGTGGCGTTCACGCTGGGCGACAACACGTTCACGCTTCCGTATGCCAACATCACCTCGTGGGATGCGCGAGCGATCTACGCGGAAGACGGCTACACGCAGATCCGCTACGAGACCACCATCTCGGGGTCCGCGCTGGTGTCTTACGGAACTTCGACCTACACCACGCTTGCAAACCTACTCAAGAAGGAACCAGGTCGCGTTGACGATGTCAAGATTTGGGTGACTGCTGACGGTGGAACCGAAACAGTATACGAGTCCTCCGGCCCGGATGCGCTGCGCGGTCCCCTGATGTCCATGACCGTCACGGAAATCAGCGGCCGGCAGGCGGCGATGGTCACGTTCACCATCGTGGGCCACGCGATGGCCGAGGAGGACAATTGCCCGATTGTCTCCCATCGCTGGGTGCAATCGTTCACTCTTGATGCTGCGGGCCACATGACGCGCACGGTCACGGGCAGCATCGTTCTTGACCTGTCAAACACGAACGCAGACACGACCTACGCCGAGGACAACACGGCTGCCCAAGTCAACGGCAAAGCACCTTGGGCCGACCTGTTCCGTAAGGCCATCTTGCCGACCCGTCCGCCGGATGACAGCATTTGGCGGCGCGAGTCGCAGACGTTTGCCTACAACGAAAGCGGCAACTCGCTCATCTACACCATTGTTGACACCCAGGCGCGAATCAAGCTGCCCGATAGCGCGCTGACAGGTAACTGCGAATTCACCTACGAGCGAAACAGCTCTGACCTAACTTTTGCCATTCTGCGGTTTAACTGTGACCTTGAGGGTCCGGTGAATGGCGATGTTCGGCACATGATGTGGTCGGCCGTGGTGTTGGCGCAAACCCGCATCCCGTTCCGATCTGCAATGATTGATCGGATTGTGTTCTCCGAGCAGGACATGATGACGCGGTCCAAGGTGCGCGTGGAGATTCAGGCACGTTGCTATGCATGGCAGGGAGATGTTCCAGCTCCTGGAACCTACCCGCCAGTTCCGCTTGCGGATTACATTGGCAAGTTCTTCACGGTCGTTCGTACTTGCCCGGAATACCCGGATTCCTATGGCGGATACAAGGGCATTGCTTCTGTGCCGCATTGGTACAACAACAATCTTTCGGCCAAGACTCCGGGCGTAGCGTCAAGCTTGCCCGTGGCAACGGTCATCAACGCCATCACGGACTACTGCTCTCCCGGCACGCCGACCACCTCAATGGTGGCCCCGGACACGAACTTTGACTCGGCCAACGCGGCCATGAATCAGGGTCCGTTCTCCACGCTGCCTCGGATGACCAACAATTCATCCGGCCAGCCCGCTGGCGTGGAGCGGTCGCAGACGGTCACGAGCGTCTATACCGACACCAAGATGCACCGCCTGCAAACCCTGTACACGCAGGGTTCCGACTTCGTGTTCCAGGCGGGCAAGGCAAGCACGGTCCTCGAGGAAGTCACCACGGTCAAGGGGGTCAACAACCCGCCGCAGCGCATCTTCCGGCCGATCCCGGCGGGCTTCGTGGTGGTCAAGGACGATTGGAAGGTCAACTTCGGCGATGTCGATACGGGCGGCCAGCGCACCTTTATCGGGGTCTACACCCGCACCCTAAAGTCATATGACGGCGGTGGCGCGACGAGCAACGGGTACAGCACCGTGTCCGGTCGCCGGCAATGGTGGTCGCCCACGCAGACGGTCATTGCCCCGGCATCGCTTGGGTTCAACACCGATGTGGACGGACAGAACACCGCCGTGTCCGTGTTCAACGCCAACACCAACGCGGCCGCGTACAACGTCGGCACGCCCCAGGACTACGCATGAGCGTGAGCGCGTACATCACCGCAGGCGCGACCGTCATCCCCACGCTCCTGCCCACGCAGGAGATGCGAAGCACGGCGCGGCAGATCGGCATTGCAGAGGAGGATCTGTTCCGCGTTGATGTCCCGGTGGGCATGACGCAGCACACGCGGGCAAGCGTCCTCGTGGCCTCCACGCAGATTGCAACGCTGTACGGGTCTACTACCGTCAGCCTCACCCTCGAGGACTCAAGCGGACGGACGGTCGTTCTGTCGGGCCTGTATGCCCGTCCGCAGCAGCCGTTCTTTTGGCGCGAGTCAGGCGGCGTGGTCATGGTTGAGCTGGTGGACGAGCGGTGGTACTGGAAGTTCTCCAGCGCAGCCATCCTGAATACCAACCTGTCACCCACTTGGTCAAGCGATGGGCGCTGGCGGGTTGATTCGACCCGCACCTATTCGGATCTCATCACGGACATTGGGACGGTGGCATCGGGCGACAACCTGACGATGCCCACAGACTTCACCACGCAAAGCCCGGAATACATCCGCCGGCTTGGCGACTTGTGCGGCTCGCCAAACGTCAGCCTCGCGCTCCTGCTTGATGCCATCGCCTCTGCCAATCAGCAGATCGTGGTATCGACGGGCAGCTCCACGCGGTTCATCAGCCGAACGGGCCTCAAAGCGCAATACAACGGGGCGATGAACACCTATCAGACGGCCATGCGCGGTGGTATGCAGCCTGTCAATGGCGCTGCGCTGTCCACAGACGCGCTAGTCAGCCTGTGGAACGCGACCGGGTACCAAGCTCGCGCTCCGCAGATTGCCTCGGTGGTCATGCCCCGGCGCAGCGTGGAAGGGCGGACGGTGTTCAACAACGTCACCATCGCCAACACCCCCGCGGCCGACATCAACTTCAGCCAGCAGGCGGTTGATACGCAGGGTGCTACCCCGACCTGGGTGCGCGCACCTAACGACATCGGATCGGCATACCTCACGGATGCGTCCATCGTGGTGAACGATGCCACGGGCGCGGAGCTGACCACTTCGCCCGGTTGGAACCCGGCCAATTCGCGCACCAAGATCCGGGACGATTACGTCTCCCGCAACAGCAATATCCCGTTCGGTCGCACGGTGTGGGCGGGATGGATTCCGTGGTACACGAGCGCGTCCGTCAACATCGGGCAGATCGGCAACGTGTCCTATCGGATGGCGGAGATTGACGGGGAACTTGCCCCGTACACGATTAGCGAGGCACGCGAGGACGATTGGCGGTTCGGACTGCAAGGCACTTCGGAGGTCAACCCGTCCGACCTTGTGACGGCCAAGGGCAACGCCCAGGCCTACCGCAACCTCGTCGGCGCAACCATCATCGACGTTCCCCCGCCGATGTGCCGGGTGTTCCCTGCCAAGATCACGGGGTCGGAGCTGTATTCCAATTGGCGTTGGCTCTACACCTTTGAGGAGGTGGAACCGAATCCGGCGGCTAGCGCAGGCGGAACGCCGAGCGTTGCCATCGGTGCATATGGACGAAGCGGAACCATCAACGCCAGGAACATGGCAGAGAATGGGAATCTGAACTTTGGGTTCGGCAACGTATCAAACGTCATTGCTCCGGGCGTGTATCAGAGCGACTACAGCAATGCCAAAATCTCGGCGAATCCAATCTGCAACGACACCATCGTGATGATGGTGGAGCAATTCCCGACCTCGTACACAGGAGGTTCGCCGCCGTTTGGACCGCAATATTGGTTCTCAATGCCGAATGCCGTGGTGGTAACCTGTAACACGCCAAGCTGATTTTCTTCTTCAAATTGACAGGGCAACAATGGCAACAACGTGGAACATCATCTTTGAGCAGGGCGCGGAATTTCAGGCACAGGTAACGGTCAGCGATTGGCCTGCAACCTACCCTGCGCTTGCAACGGCTACTGATTGGCGGCTCCGCGTGGCCCGAGCGGGCGAAACGGCCTATCTGACCGCGAATACGTCCAACTACATCACGCTGAACGGCGCAAAGACCGTAGGAACCTTTGTGATTCCCTCGGCCATTACCAGCGCGTTCCCGTGCGGCAACGCGCTGTATGACCTTGACATCCTGTTCCCTAGCAGCGTGGTCAAGCGATTGATCTCGCTTGGTTCGGCACAGGTCAACATCTACGCGGGGTCCGTCTAATGCCCGAACAGGTATCCATCTCGGTGGTTGATTCGGGCGTTACCGTTTCCGCTGGCGCGGTCGTAAGCGTGACCGCTGGCACGGGCCTGACAGGCGGAACGATTACCGCCACCGGAACCATTGCCGCGGACTTTGCAGCCAGCGGCGCGGCTACGGCGGGCAAGATCGTGGAGGCTACGGACAGCCGCCTGTCGAACGCCCGAACCCCGTCCACGCACGGTAGCTCGCACGGGTCCGCTGGTAGCGATCCGATCCCTGCTGATGGTTTGGCGCAGTCGCAAGTCTTGAACCTTACCACGGACCTCGCGGCTAAAGTCCCGACCACCCGTTCAATCATTGCTGGCGCTGGGTTGTCCGGCGGCGGCACGCTTGCAAGCAACGTGTCGGTGGAAGTGCTGTTTGGCACGCTCACGGATACCGTGTGCGTTGGCGACGATGCGCGCCTCTCTAATGCGCGCACGCCGACTTCGCACGGCAGCAGTCACGGCAGCGCCGGCAGCGACCCGATTCCAGCCGCTGGACTCGCGCAGTCCCAGGTCGCCAACCTGACCACCGACCTTGCGGCCAAGGCGGCGAATAGCATCGTCCTTACCGCAGGCACGGGCCTGACGGGTGGCGGCGATCTGACGGCAAGCCGGACGTTTACGGTTTCATTTGGCACGGCATCGACCACGGCGTGCGTTGGTAACGATGCTCGCTTGTCGGATTCTCGAGCGCCTACTGGGGCGGCCTCGGGCGACCTGTCAAGCACCTATCCAGCCCCGACCGTTGCCAAGATTCGCGGCACGGCCGTTTCGTCATCGGCCCCGACCAATGGCGACTTGCTGCGCTACGTTTCCGGCACGACTCAATGGGAGCCTGGGCCGGGTGTCGATGTGCAGCTCTTTACGACCTCCGGGACATGGACGAAGCCGAGCGGCTGCCGATCCGTGCAGATTGTGTGCATCGGAGCAGGGGGAGGCGGCGGTAGCGGCCATGCCGCAGCAAGCGGAAACAGGGGTGGCGGCGGTGCAGGTGGTGGCGGCGGCATCACGGAGCTGACGTACCGCGCCGTGGCCCTTCCGGGTTCGCTCACCGTCACGGTGGGTACAGGCGGCACGGGTGGCGCGGGTGTTTCTGCAAGCACTAACGGCAATCCAGGAACGGCGGGCGGCGCATCGTCAGCATCCGCGTCCGGCATTACCTACGTCTACGCGGCTGGCGGCAACTTTGGCGCGGGAGGGACGAATTCGGGCGGCGCTGGCGGTGCGGCTCTCACGATCAATGCATTGTGGCTTGGTGGTGCTGGTGGCTCGGGTGGCGCGGGTGCTGCGGTTGGAACGACTCCAAGCAATTCGCAGGGCGCACCAGGCGGCGGTGGCGGTGGTGGAATGTCATCGGGTGGCACAACCCATGCTGGCGGATCAGGTGCTACGCGGGTTGGCATTGGCACGGGCGGCGATGGCACAGGCGGTGCAGGCAGCAATGTGGGCTTCTACGGTTCGGGTGGCGGTGGTAGCACCTCGTCAAGCGGCACAAGCGCAGCGGGTGGCATCGGTGGCTACGGCGCGGGCGGCGGCGGATCGGGTGGATCTTCCACCGCTACGGGCGCTGGCGGCAACGGTGGCGGCGGCCTCATCTGCATCATTTCCTCGTGGTGAGCCATGACCATCGAAACCAAGAATGCCGTCGAATTTTGGATGAAGCCCGCGCAGCTTGCGGTGGCGGTCATTGCCATTGCCGGGGCGTTCGTTTACGCGGGACAGCGCAGCGAACGGGACGAGCAGCAGACGCGCGCCTTGGACAAGATGGCTTCGGAAATGGAGAAGATCCAGCAGGCGACCGGGGAGGGGAATGCACAGATTCGGGTCATCAACGTCCGCATCGGGGCGCTCGAGGAGCGCGTGGGGAAGATCGAAAAGCAATGAGCCGGGTATGGCTTGCGCTTGCCGCGGTGGCCTTGCTGGCGGTCGCGTGCAGCCCGGTGGAACGTATCGCGGGTGATACGAATGCCATCCGTACGGATGCCCAGGCGCTCATTGACCACGGCCACGCCATCAAGGACGCGGAGGTGGTGGAGCGCGCCACGCGCATTGACACCACGGCGGCCGACATCCACGTTCAGCTCACCCAGGTACAGGACATCACCCCGGCATGGCTTTCGACCCTGCGGTGGTGGGGCATCGGCGTGGCCGTGGCGGGCATCGCCTTCCTCGTATGGCAATCGGGCATCGGCACGGCCATGCGCGTTGCAATCGGATGGCTGCCGCGGAAGAAAGTGACCCAAGCGGAACTCGCCGTGGATATGCTAGACCCTAACCGACCCGAAGGGGATCGGGAGTACGTTGCCGCGATGCGGGCGCAAGACCCGGAATTTGACGCGGCGTTTCGCAAGGCGCAGACCCGAAGAAAGGCTTGATGATGCTTCTCGCAGACCTCTCCAGTTTCGTTGGCTCGGTGTGGGCGGCGGCCCTTTGCTTCTGCCTCGGCGTTGCCGGCGGCATCTACCTCTGCAAGCGCGGAATCATCAAGTGACGCGCCTGCTCATCTTCATCGCTGCGCTTGTCATCGTGGCATGAGCGGGAGCCTGAACGCTTCCTGTTGTTGCGAACAACCGCCGCCGCCTCCATTGCCGCGGTTGTGGTATGCAATTAAGTGTCCTGATTTCTTTGAGGACTATTGCTGCCAATCGGACTGCGGCGCGGCCCCAAATCGAATTGACTTTTGCGAGAGTTACCTGACCTCCATCGGCATTTCCCTGCCGCCGGACATCACGAACCTCTGCTATTACATCGCCTACGACTGTTGCGTCTACATCCTGACTGGGTATGAAACGGTCGCCGTGTGTCCCCCGGTCATACCAACCAATCCAATTGATGTCGGTCGGCTGTTGAAGATTAGCAACAAGGCAACCACGGGTGACCCATGTTGCTACCCCGAGCCGCAAGTCAAAACAGATCCCGGCCAAATCATCAAATTGCCTGGGGCCAATATCGAAATCCCAAGCGATCCATGCGAGGAGCTGGTGGCGCAATGCTACACCCTTGCTGATCAGGTTGGAACGGCCGTGCCTGTCACCGTTTCTTCGTCGGCTACTCAATGCATCGAAACCATCGGCGTGACATGGCCCGTGCGGTGCGACCACGGGCCGCCCGTTGAGCATGACAACCTGACCATCGGCATGGTGCAGAACTTGAGTCTTTGCACCGTCAACGATTTTCCGGCCCCATGCCCGACCAACTATTCGGTGACGCAGTATTTCCTCAAATACATGGACTGCCCTGATTGCGACCCGGAAGGCGACTGCTGCGGTTCAACGCCAAACTGCGATGTCGATCCCGACTTCTGCAGCTCGTTTGAGGACAGGTTTGAGACCTACAACTACACGACTTGCTATTCGGTCAACCTGTGCGAAGGCCAAGATCACGTTGAGGATGTTCTGCAACTGACGTTTGATGCCTGCTTCGCGCCGGACATCATCTACGGATCTCCGACAGCCCAGGCGCAGCTCAATGAAACGTTCATCACGGGCGAGTATCCGGTTGTTGAAGTGACTACTGGCCCGGTCAATACGGGGTGGGGCGTGTTTACCGTTCCGTATGTGCGAGTGTGCGACCTCACCACCATCATGTTTTCGGGTAACGCCGCGCACATTGCTGCCAAGGTCAACAGCAGAATCGGCGCACTCGTGCAGGCCTCGGGTATCGGCCCGTGGTCCGCGTTCTTTTGGTTTGGATTCCGGCAGTCATGCTTTGCCTGTCCGGAGGCATCACCAAACGAAAGACCGCCGGCATCGTTTGGCGACACCATCTACGTTGACCGCGTGGCCTTCATCAACGGCGGCGCGCAGATCCGTGTTTGGCTCCGAGCATCTAGTCCGCGCTGGTACGTCTGCGCTTCCCAGCGGCTCCGCTCCGACTATTCCACGGTGGGCGATGTCATCAATTGCGCGATATCTGCCGTGGGTACGGAATACCCGTATGTGCTGAAGTGCCTGTCGTTCCCGGAATACTCCAACAACTTCCGATACACCATGCGGCGCGTTGAGGAGCCGTCCTCCAACACAAGCATCTGCACGGACATCAACTTCTACGAAACCGTGGCTGGTTGCCAATCTCGCGTTGGTTGGCCGCTCAACAACATTGTGGTGGGCAGTACCGTTGTCCAGGTCGGATGGCGAAACCTTTGCCCTGGGCAATTTGAACCCAAGAGCTGGTGCTACTCGTACCCGTTCCAATACACGCCCGCCCTGTGCTGTCCTCCGGGTGAGGATTGTGAGCAATGGAACATCGACCATCCGTTGCCGCAACCGTGCTTGCGTTCGTTCCAATCAACCTCATACCGTTGCACTACAGACGGATCGGTAATCGCAATAACATGAGCAATCGTCCCATCATGGGCCACATCAATTTGATGGGCGACACCATTTCGCTACCGATCATTGATTGCACCTCATATCGCATCAAGGAGGTCACGCCGCAATGCGATCTTGGGTTGGACTTGGCTGGGTGCGGATCATGCGAACGCAGGGTTACTCGCAACGGTGATCTTCGCCGACCGCCGTTGTTCATCGTTACGGACATAGATCAACCCGCACCCGAACAGGTAACGCCGGAACAGCCCAAGCAGGGTTTCCGTGGCCTGGGTGACGTTGTCGCCGCCGCGACCAAGGCCATCGGGATCAAGCCGTGTCAGGCGTGTGGACGGCGGCAAGCCGCCCTGAATCGCCTCGTACCGTTCGGCGTGCCAAACGAAAACCCCCCGCCTGCTGGCCAACTTCCTGCGGCCGCAAGCGGGGGGGAGAAGAACGACTAGCCTACGGTCAGAAGGGTACGTCCGCGGGGTCAACCTTGGCCGGCGCAATCGGCCCGATGACGCGCATGACCTGTAGCGTCTGCCCGATCCGGGCGACCTCAAGGCGCATCTCCTTGTCCACGTTCGCGTCCGCCAGGTGGCCATACTCAAGAATTGAGGTGGCAATCCATGCCGCGCCGTGTTCGCCCACGGCGTTGATTGCAATGGGCTTGCCGGGGCGGCGCACCACGCGCAGGATCTTGAACTCGCCCTCGTACTCGTCGGGATAGCCGTCAGCCGCCTTGGGCGTTTCCGGGGCCGGGTTTGCCTCCTGCTTGGCCGTGCGCTTGCGGACGGGCTTCGGGGCATCCTCCACCACCGATGCCTCTGCGTCAATCGTAGGGGCTGCGGGGGCGGCAAGGGCGGCGCGGGCCTTGGGGGCTTCCTCCGTGATCTCGGTCTCGCCGTGGGCTTCGACGTACACCGGGGCCGCGCCAAGCGCGTCCGGGCAATGCTGCTTGTACCCGCTAGAAATGCAGCGGGCGAAGAGCATTGCCTTGGGCCACTTGCGCCAATTGTCCCCGCCGAGCTGCGCCCGCTTCGCATCGTCCATAGAGAAGGTCGTGGTCCCGATCTCCTCCCACTTGTTCTCCGGGCTGCGGCCAAAGAACACGATGCTGCAATCCGTGTCCGTGCAGGCAGCGCGGTAGTCGTACTTCCCTGCGCGCTTGATGGCGGCGGCCATCAGGTTGGCGGCCAGCACGGCCTTGCCCTTGATGATGTGCAGGCCCGTCATCGCGTCATAGTCCGACAGGCCCAGGCCGCGCCCGATGATGATCTTCGCGCACGCTGCGGCCTCCGACTGAATGTCGGGGAACATCCCCGAAGCCTTGAACACCTGGGCGACCGACATGGGGTCAAGCTGCGCTTGCCCGATCCTTGCGAGTTCCATATGCATCTCCTCATGTACGCGGAGCGCCGCGCCCGTCCCGCGCAACGTGCGAGGGCGTAATCAGTATACGGCCCGGTAGCCGAAAGTCAAATCGAGGCAATGGCGATGACCGTCTGCGCGGTCGGCCCGTATGCCTTCGTGGCCCAAATCTCCACCACTTGGGCATCGTCGCGGTAGGCAATGCCCGTGAGCGCGTCTAGCGTGGCGCGCACGAGCTTGTCGGTGTCGGGCTTGCCGGGAAACGTGCGTGCGGCCGTCCGCAGCCCACGCGCCCCGAAATGGCTGGCGGGGCGGACGAACGAGAACGCCACGCGCACGCTCACCGGGCCGTCCACCACAACCGCGCCAGCGGCGTAAGCCGCTGCCGCCACGGCGGCGCGGTAGGGCTTGACCTTGGCGCTTGACTCCACGAGGACGATGCGGCTACCCCTGCGGAAAACGGTCTTACTTCCCTGCGGCGCGGCTGCGCCGGGGACGCTGAACATCAACGCGCCTGCTTGGCCTGCTGGCTCTTGCAAAGTTCCAACTCCTGCTGTATTTGGTTCCCCGTGCGGATGATCCGCGCCATCTCCCGGCGGATGCGAATCACCTCATGCATCGCCTCAATGGTGAGGGGGTCGGTCGTCGCGCTGCCCTTGATACGGTCCACGATGTCCTCGTCCTCCTCCTGGCGCGGCATTGGTTACCCCTCACCCGCATACAGGATGCGCTCAATGTGCGTGGGCAGGACGTTGCGGCACTTCTGCGCTTCCTCCTCGGCTCTGATGGCCCGGTCGCGCCAAGTCATGCCGTTGGGATTCTGCACCGTGGGGCGGTCGCTGTAGACCAGCAGCTCCATGCGTGCAAGCATGGCCTCCGCGGCTATCGCCCGCGCTCTCCAATCCACACACGGATCTTCCATCGCGCCGTCCTCCTTTCGGAGCAAACGTACACGGGCGAGGATACTAATCATGCAAACCTCCTGCCGCTTTTCGTGCGGCGGCGGTCTTTCCTTGGAGAATGCGGCGGATGGCGCTGACGGACACCCCCAGCTCTGCGGCGATGATGGCTTTGCTAACTCCTCGGCGGTGCGCCGACAAGACGGACGCAGCCTGTTGCAATGTCACCTTGCGCTTGACTCCCACAAGGCGGCTGACCGTGGACCGATGCACCCCCCATTTGATGGCGATGGCCTTGGGCTGCATCCCGGCAGCCTCGTCGGCAACGATGCCGGCGCGGACGGATTCTGCGGTGCGCCTCATTCTGCGGTCTCCCTTCGGATCTTGATGTCTGCCGACACCTTGAACACCAACCGCGCAATGTGCGGGTGCTTGTCGTTGATGACGATGGCGGCAATGTCGCGCCCGGTCGCATCGCTAAACACCACCTGGGTGGATGGCCTCACCGTAATCGCTAGCAGCTTCTGATGGGCAATGTCAACCATCGGCTACCTCCATTGCCTTGAGGCTGTCGGCTACGAACGACACCACGCGGCCGAGGTACTCCGTGCGGACGCTGTCGGCGGTATCGCCTTGCTCCCACATCGCCACGCTCGAGATGCGCGTGGCAATCACGGCATCCTGGCGCTTGCTCTCTCCAATGTCCACAAGCAGCGCGTGAACAAGCCAATACCGCACCGGGAATGCGTCCGCGTGCGTGCTAGTGACGTTGTCCAACGGATCGCACCCGATGGCCGCAATCCCAGGAACGCCATCCTTGTTGGTCGCTGGCATGGCAAGCGTGGCCGCGATGGAATCCTCGTCAACGTAGTTCGGCAGTCCGTCCAACCGCCATTGCACTTCCAAGATGGTGGGCGTAGCCCAACGGTTTTCGGTAGTCATGCGGTCACTCCTGACCCGTTACCTTCAAGGATGCGCCGCATTTTGCTGGAGACCGTGGCAGCATTCACGAGCTGCTGCATGGGGAAGTCGGACGGGATGCCAACCTCCTCGGACAGCGCCACGCCGTCAAGCGACATGGCAATCAGGCTCCAATCCAGCAGGCGCGGATCGGTGGGCGTGCGCTGCCAGCGCGCCAGGATCGTGACCTCCACGGTCTTGGAGGCAACGTACTCCCCCGCAGAATCGCCAGCGGGGAACAGGTCAGCGGACATGGTCACGGCGTGGATGCGGGTGAAGATCCCGCGGCTATCTTCGTTGCTCACCATCGGTATTCCTCGGGCATGGGGAAGAGGGTTGTGGGGTTGGGCCGCGACAGGACGCACACCTGTGCATGGCGACCACTTGAGGCTACGCGGGTAGCCCCGGTCCAAGTGATGAGACCCTTGGTACGCAGCTCGCTGCATCGCTTCCACGCACCGATTGGAAGGCCCGCGGCTGCCGCCGCCTCCTCATCAGTCAGGCCGTTCGGGCTGGCGCGGTACGCCTCAAGCAACTTGGCCTGCATCCCCTTGGCAGGGACCACCATGCTGTCGGCGGCCGCGTGTGATGTCCACGGGTCGGTTCGTCGTGCGCTCACAGGATCACCTCCGTCTTGGCATGGACGGTGAGGAACATCCGGTCGGCGGTGTCGCGGCGGTCAAGCGCGTCCTGCCACGCGGCCTCGTTGTCCGGGTCGATGTGGTGGAAGTCGGCGTGGGTACGGAGGACTTCCTGGCTGACCGCGTCGGACAATTCCCGAGCGCAGGCGAGCAGCACATCCCCGTAGATCCGGCCAAGGGTGGGGTGGTTGTTCAGGGCATCTTCGACGGTGACCTTGATCTTCATTGCAATCTCCTCGTGATTTCGCGGCTTCCGCAACGTGCGTCCACCGCTTGGTGGTGTTATACGCATCGGTATCGGCAGACGCAAGCCCCCGGCTGTAAGAAATCTGACCACTTTTTTCTTTTTTGCGGCGGGGCAATCAGACCCCTATAGCGTGGTGAGGCATGGCGAAACGACCAGCCGCGCTCCCGTTCCAAGTCACGCACCACGGGAAGAACATCCACATCGTGGACTGCACCGGGACTTCGTTCCGCGAGTGGGAGCAATACATACTTTTGAGATCGGACGCACACACCGACAACACCAAGTGCGATAGGAATCTTGAGGAGAAGCACCTTCGCCAAGCCAAGGAGCGCAACGCCATCATTTGCGATCTTGGAGATTGCCTCGATTTGATGTGTGGCGTTTCGGATAGGCGGCAATCCAAGGCGATGCTCCGCAGTTCACACGCTGCTGCCGCGTACTTCGACGCTGTCATCAACGAGACGGCGGAACGCTACGCACCCTACGCGCCGTGGTGGGCGGTGTTGGGGCAAGGCAATCATGAGAGCGCGTGGCTCAAGCACCACGAGACCTGCCCCACGGCAAACCTTGTTCGTGCCATCAAGTCGATCAATCCGAAATCACAGATGGGCGCAGGCGGCTACGGCGGATGGATGAAGGTTCGCGTCAATATCAACAACACGAACCTCACCTGGACCATGCGCTATCACCACGGCAGCGGCGGCGGCGCGCCCATGTCGATGGGCGTACTTGACAGCCGGCGAATGCTCTCGTGGCTTGAGGGCGTGGACTGCATCGCCGTTGGACACAACCACCATTCCAACATCGTCGGCATTGCCCGCGAGTACCTCGAGACCCGAAACGGCGTGTACGAGGTGCGGCATCGTCATTGCGACTTCGTGCGGTGCGGGACGTACAAGCAGGATTGGGGGGACGGTTCGGGCGGATGGATCGTGGAGAAGGGTCCAGGCCCCACGCCGCTGCGCGCCAAGTGGGTGCGCCTGTTCATCCGGTGGGAAACCGAAGATGACAAGGACGGCGGCAAGTCACGCGGTCATCCGCGCATGGCGTGGGATGTGATGGACGCGCAATAGGAGGCATCCCATGCGAGTTCGACTCGGTGGCAAATACTGGACGCTGCGCTTCGCGTCGAACATGAGGGACTTCGGGGACATGATCGACCCCGGCAAGGCCGCTGGCCGCCTCATTCGCGTGGCGACCTGGCCGTGTGAGAAGGATCGTTTAGACACCACGATCCATGAAGCCCTGCACGCCCTGCTGCCGTTTGCAGACGAAGAGTGCGTCACGAAGTCCGCCACCGACATCGCCCACCTTCTGTGGCGGCTTGGGTATCGCCGAATTGTTGACGGCAAGCCCGTTGAGTAGGGGTACACTTGAGCTGCGGTGATGTGGGTGTAGTAGGCCGAAGGCCAAGGCGCGATTCCCACTTGTGCCGGCGCACAAGACCGTAAGGCACGACCGCCGGCGTATACAGCAATGGGGTAATGAAACCTACCGCCAGGGCAGGGCGCGAAGCTGAAAGCACGCGCTGCTGTCCGCTGGATCGAATGCGCCACAGATGTTCAAATATGTAGCACTTTCGTACACGTTATTTGGATGTGTCGATTCCGCGTACACGCGGTTTTCCGGGGCCGGAAAAGAACACGGCTCGGGACTTGCGTCAACCGAGCCGCGCTTCCGGGGGTTCAATTGTCGGGCATAGGCTGCACGCGCAGACTATCGCAAAAACCATCGCCCGACGAGCGCAGGATAGTGTATACTGCGATCCAACGCAACCCATCGTGGGTAGCGAGAGCGGCTGCAACTGCTCGACATTTCGACATCCGTGGGCGGGGCGGGTTAGCTTGCAGCCGCTCCCCGCCTCGCCTGCGGAGTTTGGAGCATGGAATGGCTACCCCTTGGTTTCCGATGTACCCCACCGACTTCTTGGTCAGCACGGCCACGATGACGGCGGTTCAGGGATGGGCGTACACGCAACTGCTGATGTACGCCTGGACGAATCACGGCGTTCCCGATGACCGGGAAGCGTGCGCGACCTTGACCCGTTGCAATCTGTCAGAGGCCGATTGGGCGGTCATCCGCCAGCGGTTCACGCGGATGGCGGGGCCAATGGCCACCCTATCCAATCCGCGCATGGAGCGCGAACGCGCCCGCGTTGAAGAGAAGCACGCGACCGCCTCCGAGAACGGTCGGCGGGGCGCGGATGCCCGCTGGCGCGCTCGTAATGGGGTGGCCAATGGCAACGCCAATGGCGGGGCCAATGGCGGGGCTAATGGCAACGCCAATGGCGAAACGATGGCAACCACAACCACAACCACAACCACAGATATCCAACCCCCCATAGCCCCCCCTTCAAAGGGGGGGCGGGTTGGTAAGAATCGAAGAGACCGGAACAGAGACCTGAACCAACCGCAATGGTGACGAGGAGACCGACATGGAAACGATTACCTGGAACGACAACAAGATCCTGATGGGCAAGCTTTGGCCCCGGTGGCAGCCCTCCCCGGAGGAGGCTTCGATCCTGAACCGCAAGTGGGGGTCGCTGCACCAAGACAAGCTGCGTGACTGCATTGAGCAGCACAAACTCGTCCGCAGCAGTAGGCCCGACATCGCGGCCATCCACAAGGCGTACTGCGCTATCACCCCGGCGGCGGCGGAAATCGCGGGACGTTCGGAGGTGGAGGCCACGCGCAGGAACGCCAGCGCGGTGCAAGGCCCGACCGCGCAGGACTACGCGGATTGGGATGCGTGGGCGAAGGGGGTGCTATCGACCGCAACTCGGCAGGAGATCGAAGCGGCGCAAGAGCGCCTGGGCATCAGCCCCGACACGCACCGCGTACTGGCGGTCGCCATCGACTATTGCCGCAAGAACCCCGCACCACGGAGGTAGACTCATGCACATGGGCAAGCGCCGGCGCGTCGCCGCCATACTTCTATCCGGCTATGACGACTGCTTACTTGGGGTATCGTTCCCGCGCAGCGGGGAGCGCGGCATCCCGGTCGCCGTCTATTCGGCGGACATGATTGCAGCTCGCCTCCGGGACAATGACGGGATGAGCCACCGGGATGCGAAGGCGTTCGTGGCCGATCAAATCGAGCAGGAGTGGCTTGGGGCCGGCACGCCTCGGATCGTGTGGGCGGCGACCGCCAACGACTTCGGGGTGGCCGAAGATCCCCCAGCACCCCCGCAAGCGGCCTAGATTGCCCCAGGACGCGCCCGCGCCGTTCGAATGGCTCTAGGGGCATCCCTCGCCCCTGCCCCGTAGAAGCCATCCTACGGCCTCAAATAATTCTTGGAATTATTGATGTTACCCCCTTGACGGCTGTATATAGAGGGGTATCATCCGTGTGCCGTATGGATGCACGTTGCGGAAGTACGGCAATGCCACCAAGTGGCAGAGAGGAACGTGTCCATGAGAAAGGCACACGCAGTCATCGTCGCGCAGCCCGAAGCTGCAACCGTTGTTTCAAACGCCATCGCTACCTTGCATTGCATGGCGGAGTACGGGAAAACGATGGTCTCGGAGCAGTTTGAACTGGCCGCACGGCTGGCAGACCTTCGCAAGACCGAAACCGTTCTCCAGGCTCTGCTTGCAGAAATCAGCAAGAGGCGCGTGGAACTCGAAACACGGCAGCGCAGCATGGCAAACCCGCGATGGTGAACAGGGCCGGCCCCCTTTGGGGGGTCGGCCTTCCTGTTTCCAAGACTCTCGTTTCAACTTCACAACCCATGATCACCGCACAAACACCCATCGACTCCGACCCCGTGCATCAGATGCTCTCCACCCGCGCCCTGCACGTTCTCATGATCGGGCAGGCCATCCCGACCGTGGGCGACCTTGCCGCCGTTGACCGCGCCACCGCAGCCAAGTGGCGGCAATGCGGCGCGGTCACCCTGGCCGAATTCGACCGCCTCCTGCGCTCCGCAGGACTGTGGTGGGGTGGGCAGCACTCGGGCGACATTGAAGCCGTCCGCGCCCGCCTCAAGGAACTTGAGGAGGCTAACGCTGTCCTGCGCGCCATGCTTGCTCCCAACACGCTGGCCGCCTTCGACCGCTACACGCAACTCGTCAAGGAGTACGCGCAATGAAGCACAAGCGCACAGGCCGCCGGCGCGGCTACGCCGACCTCTTCGACCGCGTCATCTACTTGGTGGTGCAGACCGACAAAGGCATCTACCCGACCCGCCTCGCCCTCTCCACGATTTGGGGATGCAGCCCCAGGGCGGTCTCCCACCTTGTGGACCACGCCAAGCACACCTACGGAGTGCGCGTGCGCTCCGTGACCGAACGCAACCGGGGCTACGAACTCGTCAGCCCCGGTGTCCTGAACCTTAACGCCCTGAAGGAACGCGCATGATCGAACTACCGGAAAACCTTCTGCCATTTGAGCGCAACCGAATTAATGACCTACGCAAACTTGCCGACAAGGCCGGACCAGCGACCGCGTTTGCGGCGGAACAAGTGGTGTCCATGCTTGTCAAATCGTTGCAATACAACTGGGAATCCGCCGCCAAGCACCGCGCCGAGCGCGACCGCCTGGAATCCATCATCGTGCGCCTGGGCGGCGGGTTCGACCGTCGCGGCCTTGAGGGCGAACCACGCGGCATCATGGTGCAGCACGGCATCCACACCGTGGTGGAGGACTCCCGATGAAAGACATCGTCACGCAGCTCCGCGCCAACAGCGAGTGCCTTGCGCCGTCGATCATGCTTGAGGCGGCAGACACCATCGAACGCCTCCGCGAAGAGCGAGATGAGGCGAGGCGTATGTATTGCGGGCGGGTATCCCGCGATGTGCAACCTGATGCGTTTGATATTGCGAAGAACCACGGCTGGGATTGCTTCGAGGAGGACAAGCCATGCCAGTAGGCGGCAGATACAAGAACACGAAGTACGGACACAACGCATCAGGCGACGATGTGTTCTTCATCCTCATCCCGATCTTCGCGGTCGTCCTGCTCATTGCGATGATTGGGGAGGCTCGGAGAGTCAAGAGCAGCATGAACCACAACACCACACAGAAGGAGACTCGCCATGTTCAGTAACACCTGCGCCATGACACTCGCACAGAAGTCCGACCGCATTCTCGCCCAGACGCGGGGCTTGAGCGGAGCGACACCGAACGCCACGCAACTCATCGAAGAACTGCGGTCAGCGTTGGAGGAAAACATGAAGGAAGTGCAGCGGCTACGGAAGGAGGAAGGCAAGTGAGCAAGAAGAAACCAAAGACGATTGATGCTTCCTGCCCCGTTACGTTGATGGGGTGCGAAGGAGAAGTGATCGTGGAGATGACTCCGACCGAAGCAGTTTCGATGATCGAAAAGGCATGGCAGGAAAACAGGCGACTGCGGCAGGAGAACGCAACCCTTACCGCCGAGCGCGACGAGGCGAGGCGGCGGTACTGCCGTGGATTCACAGACTTCTGCCCGAATCCCGCACACGACGAACTGACTTTGGAAGAAGCGGCAATGGAGGTGGCAAAGTCATTTGGCTGGGCTTGCTTTGAGGGGGCGACCCATGAAAAGTGACATTCTGACTCTACTGCGAATACCGTGGTACAGCGACGATTATGGCGTGTCGAAAGATGACTTGTGCAACGAACGCAACAAGCAAGCAACCACGGCCGCTCATGAGATCGAACGCCTCCGCGCCGAGCTGAAGGAAGCGAAGGCCCGCAACACCCTGTACCTTTCCCGACTCCAGGAGCATGAAGCCCGTGAACAATGACCGCTGCGAGTGCGAAATCTGCCGCCAGTACCGATCCCAAGACCGCATCATCAATGCCGTGGTCATTTGCATCGGTTTCGTCGCCGCCGCCATCATGGGTTACGTTGGCGTGATATGCTTCCGCGTATGGCAGTAATCACGACCTACGACCAATTCAAGGCCACCATCACCGAAGCCGTGGCCGCCGCTGGCGGCACGCGATCCGGCCTCGCACGCGAGATGGAAGCCAACGGCATCCTGCGCGCCCATACCGTCCGATGCCTCCTCGGCACACCCGGTACGGTCATCGGGAAGCGCAAGCCCACCTTTGACTCCATCCTGAAGGTGGCCAACGCCGCCGGGTTTGACCTCGTGTTGCAAAACCGAAAGGCACGGTAAGATGCAGTCAGAAGGGGGCATTATGCCCGACGAAACGCCCGACCCCCGCAGGGGGAAGGGGGATACTCGTGACCTGGTTTCCCGGCGCGAGAAAACCCTACACCTGTCATGCCTTGAGCGCGCCGTGTACGGCGGGTGGGACATTCCCGCCCCTGCCGCGCAGGCCGCTCCCGCGTTCCTCATGGATGTGATGAACGATCCCAACATGGACACCCGCACCCGCGTGCGCGCCGTGGAGGTCATGGCCGCCCTGTCGCGTGATCGGGTCGATGCCACCGTCCAACTGGACCGCATCTACCGCCTTGAGGACGGAACCGCCACCGAGCGCGTGGAGATCACCGCCGATATGCCGGAGGGGGCGCTCGAGGCCGTGGCCCGCTCCATCGCTGGCGTGGCCCCGGTAGAACCCCCCAAGCCGTGCCAAAAGCCCAAGCGCAAGCCCTGACCGCGACCCAGGCCGTGGAGGCCGCACGGGAGAACCCGGCGGCCTT